ACATTCACCCAAGATTTTAAACCTTAAATTCAATCAACTTTATGCCCCACATGTTGGGGCTTTTTTGTGAGAAAAACTCATGCCGACCCAAAAAGTCAAACTAACCACAACACCGCAAAAAGTTGCTGTGGCCAATTCTCCAGCATACATCCAGTCGCATCACAACCGATTCAGATTTGCTTTTGGGCCTAGTCAGCCCACCAACTTAGAAGCGTCCCATCAAGACATGCAGGTTTATACCGATGGGGCGTTGGGTGACTTGTGGGCTTGGGTGAGCTACTCATCAAACAACGACACCGTCATTGTCTCAACATAGAGAAAGCTAATGAAAACAACCAATCTTGCTGCGGGGTTATACACACCGCGAACCACAAGAATTGCGCAAGGGCTTATTGATAAAGGTCTGAGAATCGGCTCGACAACGCACATGATCGGATCAACAGAAGGCTTTATTGGAAATCGCCTACCTGTAGCAACTTAATTTAACTATCGAGAATCGTTATGGCTAAACAAACAATTAATCAAGGCACAGCACCTACTGGCGCAGGCGGGGATACGTTCCGAACAGGCTCGGCAAAACTGCAAGCGAATGACAATGAGCTTTATACGCATCTTGGTGCTGAAGCTGACGGTGTGCTGACTGTTGAAAAGACTCGTACAAAACTCGGTGTGATTTCAGATAAAAGTGAACTAACTATTCTCATCAAAGACTCATTGCGTCAATCGGTAGAGTTGGCATCTGGTGGCTTGCAAACTGTACTTTATACGGCAAAAGGTCAAGCAACCTACATGAACATCATTCAAAAGTACGATATGAGTACGATTGATGCTTCATTAAGTGGTACGCACCCAGCATTTATCGTGGACGGCGTAGAAAAGCCTGAAATCTTCATTGGGACATACCAGGGTCGAATTGTTGGTGGTGAGTTGCTTAGTCTGCCTAACGTGGAACCAACGCACAGCACCAACTACACAAACTTTCTTACCGCAGCACGAGCATGTGGCAACGGCCATCACCTGATCACTAATGCCGAGTGGAGCGCTGTAGCGCTGCAATGCTTTAAAGATAATAAACAGCCAATGGGTAATACATACTATGGCCGAAGCTCAGAAAATCCATTACTGATCGGTCGCAGGGCGGACGGCTTAAATCCGGGTGATACATCTGGGTCAGCACGCACATTAACTGGATCTGGCCCAGTTGAGTGGCGACACAACGGTAAAGAAAACGGCATTGCTGATTTATCCGGTAATGTATGGGAATGGAATTCTGGAATGCGTATTTTTAACGGTGAAATCCAGGTTATTGCAGACAATAATGCGTCAAAACTAGCGATTGATCTTGGTGCAGCTTCTACTGAATGGAAAGCGATTAATGGTGAAACTGGCAACCTGGTCACACCGGACGGCAGCGGAACCACGGCAGGCACAATCAAGTATGCTGATGGCGGCACAGCAGACTACACAATTAATGGGTCTAATTTTGGTGGTATCCGCAACTTATCAACAACCAAGCCTGTGACTGCGGCAGCTTTAGCTCGACTGAAAGCATTGTGCTTATATCCTCACATTGAAAATACCGCTTCATATAACGGTGATTACTTCGCCAAAACAATGACTGATGAGCGCCTTCCCATCCGTGGCGGCAGTTGGTACAACGCAGCCGCTGCTGGCGTGTTCGCCTTGTACTTGTCTAACGCTCGTTCGAGCACGCCTGCGAGTATCGGGGCGCGTCCAGCTTTCGTAAATCTGTAATCTGTCTTGTGTTATCTGTATGCGTGCGCGATAGCGCACGTTCTTAGTTTTATTTTGTAGAGATTTATTGTGTCTAGTGATTTATTAATCAGACAAAAATGCGAAGAAATGATTGCCTACGGCTATATCGCATTACGTCAATTTCCAAAATTTGAAAAGCATGTGCTTGCAGCAGAAATGAGGCAGGTCATGTGGGGGATATTGAGGTTGATTGTTGTTTGTAATAAGCGCTACCACAAAAAAACCACACTACAAGAGTTAGACGCAGAGCTAGACCTATTACGCGCTCAGGTTCGAATTTCAAAAGAATTAGGCTATCTTGATTTTAAGAAGTATGAACACTGGTCCAGACTGAACAATGAGATTGGCCGCATGGTAGGCGGCTGGATCAAAGTATTTGCCGTAGGCAAATAGGGGTGTGCGTTACAACGACGGTCCCTTCCCATCCGTGGCGGCAATTGGAACAACGCAGCCAATGCTGGCGTGTTCGCCTTGAACTTGAATAACGCTCGTTCGAACACGAATACGAATATCGGGGCGCGTCCAGCTCTTAGAGCGTGTCAGAAGCTTAATCCCTAATGGGGATTGGGACAGAACACTTTAAAAGGATGCACACTCCTTAGATGAAAATCTAAAAAACTAAACAGGCGGCATAGCTGAGTAGCAATTTGCGAAAACTTATGCCGCTTTTCTTTTGGGATATACATGGCAATTACATACAACAATCTGTTTAGTCAGGTTTACGACTTTGAAAATTTGTATAACGCATATTTGAAGGCCCGACGCGGCAAGCGTGATCGGCGTGAGGTTTTAAAGTTTGAATTAAATCTGGAAGAAAACCTGATCCAATTACAGAACGAATTGATCTGGGGAACGTATAAGACAGGTGAGTATCGAATATTTAAGGTATATGAGCCGAAAGAGCGCGATGTTGCAGCTTTACCGTTCCGGGATCGTGTGGTGCAGCACGCTATCTTGCTGGTCATTGAACCCATCTGGGAAAAACGATTTATTGATGACAGCTATGCTTGCCGAGTTAATAAAGGTACGCATGTTGGCGCAGATCAAGCACAACGCATGATGCAAAAGGTACTAAGAAATCACGGTGTTTTGTACGCATTCAAAGCAGATATATCCAAATTCTTCTACAGTATTGATCATGAGATCATGAAAAGCCTGATCAGAAAGAAAATATCATGCAAACAGCTCCTTACCCTGATTGACGACATCATAGAGTCATCCGGTGGCGGTGTCGGAATACCTATCGGCAATCTAACATCGCAGCTTTTTGCGAATATATACATGCATGAGCTGGATGAGTATGTGAAATATCGGCTGTGCGAGAAGCACTATCTGAGATATATGGATGACTTCTGTATCTTTCATCACAACAAGGATCACTTGCGTCATTTACGCATTGATGTAGAGCGATTCCTATTTGAGAAGCTAAAGCTCCAAACCAATGCAAAAACACAAATATTTCCAGTGTCCGTCAAGAACGGACGAGCATTGGACTTCCTTGGCTATCAAATGTGGCCCACTCATCGACGTGTAAGAAAAAGCTCAATTTCCAGAATTTACCGAAAAATAAGGTTTATGAAGAAACAGTACAGCCAGGGCAGGATTGAGGCAAAGCGCATCCAGGCATCCATTAACTCTTGGCTTGCACATGCCTCTCACGCAGACAGTCTAGGCTTACGAAAATCAATACTCAACAAGGCTGTTTTTGTTAGACAAGAGGACAAGAACACAACCACTACTGTTTTATTACCCAAAATAGAGGATTTAACCTAATGCTTAAGCTTGTATCAAACCGAAACGGCGCAGAGATTCACCAGCTCGAAGTCACACAAGATGGATGCACAATTACACCCAATATGGATGGTGTTGTGGATCTAATCAAAGACCTTAATTGCGACAAGGGAGAGATCCTAAACGCACTATCGCAATTCAACCCTGATTACGTGTGGGCAGTCACCTACGAAAAACCGCCATTAAAACCACTAACACGCCGTCAATTCCGATTGGCACTTGTCATGAATGGCTTTGCTCTTGCTGATATTGAAGCGCTTATTAATCAAATCGAAGATGATATGCAGCGTCAAATTATTCAAATCGAATGGCAGGATGCTACGGTGTTTGAGCGAAATAATAGCAGTCTTTTCGTAATGGCAGCGCTGATGGGGTTATCTTCATCTCAAATTGATGAGCTTTGGTCGCAAGCACTAACACTTTAATGGGGTTTTGATATGACATTAAACAGTGATTTTCAGAAACTGTATGTCGATGGCCTGATTACGCTGTTTGAACTCGATGCTCGCGCTTTAGGTGCGGGCATTTTGCGTTTTCACGGCCATATTTCTTATGAAGATTGGGAGCGCATTTATACATCCATCGGCTCAAGTGAATTAATCGGCGCGGATACAGGTTTAATTGGCAAAGTCTATGATTTAAGCGATGAAAAGACATGGTATCGAAACATCATCTGGCAAGGTCAAACCTTTGAGCCGATGGCTTTGGAAGTATCGGGCTTAGAAATGCGCTCGGATGGTAAAGCCTCAGCGCCAACTTTAAGCATGGCGAACAATATTGGCGGTATTCAAAACGCAGTTTCTGCTCTTTGTTTACAGCTTGGTGACTTTGCAGGCGCAAAACTCAAAGT